CATTTTGACGTTATCTACAGCCCGTTTACGGCAGCTGCGGCTGCGTACGCGACTTTGCTTGTGCTAGGAGAGTCTGACGTTGCTGGTGCGACTAACGCCAGCACGATCAGTGCCTTCACCGTCACGGCTAACGCTGGATCGACAACTGGTGCAGACAACGGCGCAGTTGCACGGTTCAACGTCGATCTGCGTGGCCGCAAGAGATACTTGACTGTATCGACAACGCCAGCCTTGACAGTGGCGGTAACATCGTCAGTGCGGCTTAGCAAAGCCGAAGACGGTGCGATCACCGCAACGCTTACGGGCGTCAATTCTCTCAAAGAGGGCTAGGCCATCGTCTAGCTCACCAGCAGGAGCTAGTCGAATGATTGTCAAAGTCGGCACAGTCGAACACGATCTACGAGTCGAGGCCGCTTTCAGCGTGCCTCGACTTGGCTTTCAAGATCAAATGTTTTGCGCGTTTCAAGCGCTCATGCCGCTAAACATATTGCCGACCAAGTACACCGGCGCGTTTTGGGAACAGTGTCTGGATCGCGTGCTTTTGTCCATGATGGATCGCACAGATTGGATTCTAGTACTCGATTACGATTCAATTTTCGACAGCGAAACGGTGATGCGACTGATGATGGTTGCCATGAGTACTGGCTACGATGCAGTAGCGCCGCTGCAAAGCAAACGCGATGAAGGCTCACCGATGTTTACGCCAGTGGGTGCCAAGGGAATTGGCAAGATTGAGCTACCGACAACTTGGTTTGAGGAGCTTGTGCAGCCGGTTGATTCGGCACATTTTGGCTGCACGCTGCTGCGATCCGAGGCGCTGCGACGAATGAAAACGCCTTGGTTTATTGGCAAGCCAGCTGGCGACGGTCACTACGGCGATGCAGTGGCTGGCAAAAAAACGAGGGTCGATCCTGACATCTCATTCTGGAGGCAGTGGAAGGCCAGCGGCAACACGCTAGGCGTGGCTCCGCAAGTGTCGATAGGCCACGCAGAACTCATGATTACATGGCTAGGCCGCGATCTGCGACCAATAAACCAATATCCGGCAACGTACTGGCGGGATGGCGGCAAGCGACCGGCAGCGGCATGGGGATCAATCGAACACGCGCAGGAGTGCAGCAAATGAAAATAAAATTATTGCGACCGTTCCAAGTTTATCGGCGTGGCGATTGTCTCGACATGGCAGACGGTCAAGCCAACGCATGGATCACTATGGGCATTGCTGCCGCTGAAGAATCTGTTGTCGTTGAAACAGCTGCTGTCGAACAGAAGCCAGTTAGGCGGGCCACGATCATGTCTAGCCGAGGTCAACGGAAATGAGATACCGAAGCCTAGTAAGAGCAATCGAGCCGACTAGTGAGCCAGTGACGCTGGCCGAGGTCAAGCTGCACATCCGCATCGACAACGCCAATGACGATGCGCTTTTGACCAATCTCATTGCCGCAGCTAGGGCGTGGGCTGAAAGCTACTGCGACCGCACATTTTGTTTTACGCAGTGGACGCTGCGAACAGATTCGTTCTACGGCAACGTCGGCTCACCTTCGCAGTTCGGCCTAAAGGCCGATGGCAACAACATTGAGGGCCGTGCCAATACAGTGCCAAATCTGGACGTTGAGTTGCCACGCCCTCCTATGGTGACTTCTGGCACGGCTACGAGCGTGAGCGTCAGCTACACGCCAAACGTCAGCGGCACGACGGCCACGCTGTCTTCAAGTGAATTTAGAATTGATAGATTCTCCACGCCCGGCGCCTTGCGGCCAAATTACGGAGGCACATGGCCTAGCCATTTGCTAGATCAGAATTCAATATCTGTGTCTTGGTATGCGGGCTACTCCGCAGACGGCACATCTGTGCCAGCACAGGTGAAGGCCGCTCTGCTTATGATTGTTTCGCATCTCTGGAGCAACCGCGAACTAGCCTCTGATGTTGCGCTGATGGAGATTCCCGTAGGCGTCAAAGCGATGCTGGATTCAATCCGTTGGGGGGCTTACCAATGAGGCAACCTAATCCCGGCGAACTGGTCTATAGAGTCGTGGTGGAGCAGCCCGTGTCCACGCAAAACGAGGCTGGCGAATCTGTCCTGGCATGGTCAACCTACGCAACCGTTTGGGCCAATGTCCAAGCCTTGTCGAGCCGCGAAACGTACCAGTACGGGCAGCAAGTTGGCGTCATGACCCACAAGATCATGATTCGTTTTCTCAGCGGACTCACCTCGGCAATGCGGATCGTCTACGACTCCCGCAATCTTGAGATAGGCCAGATCAGCGAACTAGAACGCCGCACGTTGCAAGAAATAATCTGCGCGGAGAAGCGATAGCTATGGCAATCGTAGAAGCACCGGAAGCGTTCTTGTTCCAGCATCTAACGTCGCAGACGAGCGTCTACACGCTTATTGGCACAAGGGTGTTTCCAATGATGGCACCGACCGGCACGGCGTTGCCACTAGTGATCTATCAGCGGTCTGCCGTAAGTCGCCAGCAGTCGCTATCTGGGCCAGTAGGACTGCCCGTTGTGACGCTACAGCTCACCTCATACGCAAGCAGCTACACAGCCGTTAAATCAATTGCTAGGGCTGTTCGTGTGGCAGTGGATGGATGGACGGGAACAACCTCGGGCGTGACGATACAGCGAACGTCGCTGCAAGCCGAAAGCGACGGCATGGTGTTGCCGCAGGACGATCAATCGTTGCCGGTCTACAGCGTTGACCAGACATTCGACTTCCGCATTGTGGAGGCCATGCAATGAGCGACGGACTCAAAATGACGCTGGACGGCGTGCCGAGAGTCGAAAAGCTGGCGCAGCAGTTGGCGACGATCAACCCAGCACCGATTGAGAAGCAAGCGAAAGTCATTCTAAGCGCTGCTGAGTTCGGCCTATCTGCACTGCGTAGCAATGTTGCGGGCATCGGCGCCATAACCGCAAGGCTGCGGGCATCGCCAAAGATCAAGCCTAAGACTTACGGCAACACCTCGGTAGCCATTGTCGGCCTAGATCGCGTGATTGCACCTCATCAGCATCTGGTTGAGGACGGCACGTCGATTCGCAAGCTTAAAAAAGGTTTCATCTTTTCAAGCTGGAATCGCAACAAGTGGTCTGGCAAACCGATCTACCCAAAAAACTTTATTTTCCGCAACGTCGAGGGCTATGTCGGACGCATGCCAGCGTTGCACCCAGTAGCGAGAGCATTTGACGCAACTAGGTCGCACATGGCGTCAACGATAGCTGCGGGCATGCAAAACGTGGTCAATGACGCGCTTAAAGTATTGCAGTAAATGTCGTAAAACACAGATAGATCGCACTTTTTAAGAAAAGGAAAAATCATGCCAATTACAGATTCTCAAGGCACCAATTTCGTTTTTGCTAGTTCGACGTACACAGTCACGGCTATCAGCATTAACTTCAACGGCGATGTGGTTGACGTTACCGGGCTAAATGTTGCCAGTGGCGGCGCACGGATATTCCAAGGCCCGATTCTTAAATCAACCGAAGTTCAGGTTGACTTCTTGAGCAGCTCGCCGCTGCCAACTATTGGGCAAACCGGAACTTTTACAGCAGGAGTGGCTTCCGGAAATGCAACCGTATCGGCTGTCTCGCTTGCCTACGCTGTCGGAGACTTAATCAAGGGATCTGTCACCCTTAAGACTAACTACTAATGGCACTGACCGCGCAAGGCACAACCGTAACGTGGGGCGCGTTTACTCTTGCTGGCATCACCAGCGTTAGCGTGGATGGCGTCACTGCGGATATTGTTGAGGTTTCGCCACGGTCAAGCTTTACGAGATTCAAAAAGTATTCCGATGCAGACTACGACTATGGCACCGTAAGCATTTCGTGTTTTTCAAGTGGCATTGGCACCGCCGATGTTGGCAAATATTTTGCACTGTCCGTTTCAGGCGATTCAGTCTCTTTTAGTTTTACAGAGGCTTACTTGCAGGATTACAAGTGGTCGGCTACCGTTGGCGATGTGCAAAAAGTGCAGCTAACTTTTAAATGCGGAGCCTAAAGAATGTCTGATGCAACAACTGAAATGCCTGCCAAGGCGCTAACTTGCGAAGCGGTCGTTGACGCAGTGGATTCCGATCTGACGAGAGTTGAAATTCCCGAATGGGGAGGCCATGCATTTTTGCGGATTATGTCGACGGGAGAGCGCGACGATTACGAATGCGAATGGCGCAAGAAGGCCGACAGCGGCGTTGAGAACTTCCGCAGCAAGTTCGTGGCAAAATGTTTGGTCAACGAAAGCGGCAAGCGTTTGTTTGGCAACAGCGATATAGAGAAGCTGGCTGCGAAGAGTTCAAAGGTTGTCAATCGGTTGTGGGAACTTGCGATGAAGCTAAACAACCTCAGTGAAGCCGGAATCGAGGAAGCAGCAAAAAACTCCTAGACCGGCCCGACAGAGCGTTTTTGTTTCGGCTAGCCGGTCATCTGAAAATTGGAACAGTCAAGGAATTGTCGGCACGATTGTCGGTTGCTGAGTTGCGTGAATGGTGGGCTTTTGATCGGTATATAGAGCCATTTGGGAGAGAGTGGCATCAGACTGCATTGCTAGCCGCTATGAGCGTGGCGCCTCACTGCGGGAAAAATAAGGCACCGAAGCCAGAAGACTTTTTGCCGATTGTAAAACGCCCGATGACCAACGAGCAGATCGCGGCCCAGTTCGCACTGCTCGGGAAAATTCTCCATGGATAAAATCGGCGTCAACTTCATGCTGAGTGCGAACGCTGCCGGAATGGCTGCGGGCATGAAGCAAGCATCTGAACAGCTAGACGAGGTGGCAAAGTCTGCGCAGGCGACCAGCGGTGAATACCGCAAGGCTGCACGCATCACGGCAGAGCTGCAAACGCCAACAGAGAAATATGCCAAAGAGATTGCGACTCTCGACAGCTATTTGCTCAGAGGCTTGCTGACGCAAGAGATTTACAACCGAGCGGTTGAGAGATCAAAGCAAGAACTTGAAGGCGCCTCGGATGCCGCTAAGAACTTTTCTTCAGCAACGCAAGAGGCCGCAAAGTCAACTAGCACAGCAGCCCAAGAAGTCGAGGAGTCTTCAAACTCTCTTGTAGATTTTGGCAAGACGATTGTTGAGACTGCGGCAAAGTGGAAAATCTTTACTCTTGGTATCAGAGCGTTTCCAAGTATTGCTGCCATGACTGCGTCTTACGGCACCGGACTGCTGAGGGCGGCAGGAATCACGCGAACACTGCTCACCGCTGCGAAAGTCGCAGGCGTTGGCGTTGCTCTGTTTGGCGGCAGTCTTGGTCTTCTTTCTAGCGTTGCGCTCGGGCTTACCAATCCTCTGCTGGGTGCTGCGCTGCTGACGTACAACCTTGTGAGATCGTTCTTTGCTGCAAAAGAGGCGGCGTTTGCTACGGCGAAAGCCGTTGGCGAAATGAGTGCCGAGGCTCAAAAGCTAGGTGCAAGCCTGCAAGATGTGCAGATTGGCAAACTGCTAGAAGCGGGCGTTGCCAAGGAAGACATCCTTCAGCTAGGTGCAGCTATATCGGCCATCGATTTGCAGCAGTTCGACAACCTTGCCTTTGCGGTAGAAGAGGTTGACGCAGCCAACAAGCGTTCGGCTGTATCGTTTGAAACGTTTGCCCGAGTGCTTGCCACGCCATTTGTCGGTGCGTTTGCTGCCATAACGTCTGGCATTGCCACGCTCACCAACGGGATGACCGATTTAATGTCGGGCATCAATGCCATTCTGCTGCCGATCGCGCAAGCACTGGCACCGATTGTCACTCTGTTTGGCGTGATCATTGAAATCATTCTCAAAACAATTGGCGTGATCGGATCGATTGTTGGTGTAGTGCTGCGAGTGGCTGGCGTTATTCTGCAAGCCTTTTTGGCTCCGATCATCAACGGTCTGACAAACTTCGCTAATGCAATTCGCGAAGGCGTTGTTTACGCATTCGATCTGATCGCAAGCAAACTTGCGTTTCTGCAAAAAAAGATTGATGGCGTATTCAATTACCTTGCGACTTTGCCGATCATCGGCGGCGTGTTTGCGACGGATGTGGGAAGCGCACCAGTAGCCGTAGACAACAGCGCAGCGATAGCCGATCAAGCGAAGGCTGCTGAAGAAGCGTCAAAGCTTGCCGAAGCTGCCATGAAAGAAGAAGCCGCCGCTGTTGAGTCAATTAACAAGGCGATTGAACGGCAGCACGCCCTTCTGTCAACGGCAATCGACAGCTCTGCACAATTCGGCCAGGCGGGCTTCGATGCCGCGCTTGAGTATCAGGAATCACTTAGAGAATTGGATCGGCAGCTTGAGGCTGGAATTCTAAACGAGACATCGTATGCGCAGGCGGCTTCGGCTGTTGCCGATGCATACAACGATCAGACCAAGGCGATTGAGGCACGCAACAAGGCAGCAGCCGAGCTAGTTGCCGAAGACGCAAAAGAAGAGCAGTCAAATCAGAACTCAATAACCAAACAAACTGACACGTTTTTTAAAGCTACAGAAGACTTAGAGAAGTTCGGCGCTGCTGGTGCTGACGCTGCGGCACATTATCAGGCTGGGCTGATGGACTTAAACGAGCAGCTGCGGTCGGGCATGATTAACCAAGAGAGCTACAACCGTAAGGTCGACGAACTAAATGGCCGTTTTGAAAAACAAAAGGTGCATCTAAAAGAAGTCGAAGACTTGGAGAAGAAGGCTGCGGAGGCCGAACAGTTTCGCATGGACAACATTGAGGCTTTAGGCCGCAAGTCTGGCAACGCACTGCAAGCCAACGACGTTCGCTCTAGCGAGGGCATTGCACAAGTGATCGCGCTGACAGAGGGTCGAGAAGATCCGGCCATCGAAGAGAACAGAAAGCAAGTGCGGAAACTTGAGGAGATTCGGCAAGAGCTAAAGAATCTTAATCTTGCGGGCGTGGACATCTTAGGGGCCGCAGCGTAATGGGAATCGTCGCTACAACCGAGCTATCGACAATCACGGCATCGCGCAAGTTTGGCTCACCGCCCGTAGCCACGCGCAACTATGTCGTTGAGGTAGACGATCCCGCAACGAGTCAAACAGATATTGCATACGCTCCCGGCATCAGTTTCTTAGATCCGCACCCAGAGGCGTATTACCTTCTCGCGTTTGACGCCAAGGTCAGCAACTACAACGGCTCACGTTACCACTATCTGGTCGAGTGGTCATACGAGGTGCCGAA